GTTCGGATGTCCGGTCCGTTAGCGGTATATGCTCCGTTGAGGATTGGGGTTTGCATTAGAACAACTCCAGCAGAATCAAAGCAATCCAACCTGGGGACGCTGTGGCCAGGGCATCAAGAGCCTCGACTTGGCCTTCTTTGCGTACGTATTGATTGATCTCGTAACTTACGCCAAGCGTTGTGGTTGAGAAAGCAAAAAACCAGCCATGCCCGAAGTTCGTGAGGATGAATGCACCACAGGCTGATGCGACTAGGCCACAAATACCAAGTGCAATATGTAGAAGTTTGTCGCGTTGCATCTAGATCACCACTTTACCTTGTCGGCCCAATACGCGGCACTCATTTTGCCTTTTGAGATGTTCTTGGCGTGCCGAGCTTTGAATGATTCTCGACGAGTCTTGTCGGCTCTCGATTCACCAGTGCGTTTCGGGGAGCCTGAGACTCCTTGCTGACCAAACCGAATCGTCTTGATCCGATCCCCTTCCTTGGCCACCACGACGTGTGATTTCGTCGGATGCGAAGGAGTGCGCTTGGGCTTATTGAACCCAGCGACTCCGGCATTGGCCAATCGGGAATCTTTTTTCATGATCAAGCAATCCGATACCAAGAATTGGTCGACTGAACGAAGCGCACACGGAAGAAGGCTTCAGCAGCAAGAGTCGTGGGGTCGCCGTACAAAGCAGCTGCTCCGTTCGCGGCCAACGTGAACGCGGTGATCTGCTGAGTCGTAGTGATCAACACTTCGGTGCCATCAGGCGTCTGGGTGTTCAAGGGCAACGTTACAGTACCAGCGGCCAGAGTCTCAGCTGGCTGGATCAACATCCATTGTTGCGCATTCACAGGAGTCGGAACGGCTACGTTGAATCCGGTTCCGGGCGTAAAAATGTTGGTGGCCAGTGTGGGACTGGCGAAATTCTGCTGAAAGAACTGAAGCAGCGCATTAAGAGGCAAACGACGAGCGTCACCGTTGTTCGGACTGTACACCGGGATCTGGTCACCCGGAGACGCGACAGTGAGTAATGGAAGTTGATTGATGTACGGCATGGCGGATCCTTAATTGAACTGGATTGGGCCATCAGGTCCGGCGTCAACCGGGTCCACCTCTGGTCCCAAGAATGGGTTGTCGTACATCCTCCAAGGCTTATTGCCAGCGCCAGCCGGAAGGGTGTTCGGGAATTGCTGCTCCATGGGCATCGCCGCACGGGAAAGCAAAGTGTTGTAAGCCGCCTTAGCGGTGATCTTGGTGTCGGCCATCGGAGTTCGACCGAAACCGGGGGCAACCTTCAACGCCAGATTGGTGATGATCGCTTCATTCGCAGAATCCGGGACTTCGGACGGTTCGTCGAGGTCGCTGAATTGCGGACTACCGGGAATGGGATATCCAAGACGAATTCCCTTGGCGTTCCATTCGGCTATCATCGCATCGAGTCGGCGTAAAGCGGACTGAAGTTGTTCTGGCTGTAAATCGAAGACATAGGATGCAAGGCCGATCTCTTCGAACGCAGCCGCTACGAATTGACGCTTGCTGTATCCCATGTTACTTCATTCCTCGACTTGCTTTGTTCTTGGCTGTACGACTACCACGAGCTGGCAGGGGTTTACCTGCCTTTTTTGCCGCCGTACGAGCAGTATTTAAAGCGATAGCAATAGCCTGCTTCTGAGGACGGCCAGCTTTCATCTCTTTGGAGATGTTCTTGCTGACAGATTTCTTGGAATAACCTTGAACCAATGGCATCTTAATCTCCTGATAGCGTAAGGGGGGCCGAAGCCCCCCTTAGCGAAGCCTGATTAAGGCTGGTTGAACAACAGGATACCGGACATTTCGGGCTGCTTGTTCACAACGCCGAAGAGGGTATCGAGACGATACTTGATCGTCATGCTGTCGATGTCGTAGAACTTCTGCATCACCAATTCAATGCCTTGGTCGGTGCTTGCACGCATCACTGCAGTGCCAGCGTCGGAGGGCACGGCATAACGACCGGGAAGAATCTCGATCGCATCTTTTTGCCAGAAAGCGTTGATGTTGGAAGCACCAGTGTTCAACCAAGTCAATGCAGCAGCGTCAGCAGCGATAGCCACTTCCACGTTCTTGTACTGCAGCTGAGCATCGGTGGGGGCGACGCCCTGAGCACCGATGATTGGGGGGCTGATCACCATGGTAGTGCCGTCGGTCACGCTGATGACACGGAATGTCTTCAGTTGGCCAGTGGACTGCTTGGTGATGTGGTGCACAGCGTACACTTCAGCGATCGTGAAGGCGTCGCCAGCGGCCACACCAACGGTGTTCGACACAGTGACAGTCTGGAAGCGGTTGTCCACGTTGATCTGACCACCGACCGAGTTCGAAGTCGCTTGAGGAGCGTAGTTGGCTTGCGAACCTGCGCCGTTGGTGTCGATAGTGGTAGCACCGCCAGCAGCAACGCCAATGCGGTTAGCATAGTCCAGCTTGTAGGTGTCGAAACCAGCAACCATACCAACGTAACTACGCTCGTAAGCGTTTGCCGACTTGTTACCAGTGAAGGAACGAGTAGCAGCGGCCAAGTTGCCAGCCAGACCGTTGTAATCGCGGCTGGACAGAGCCAGATAACGATCTTCGGTGGGGATGCCTTGCTCGTTCATGATCGAGTCGCACAAAGCCACGTCATCGTAATCACCAGCAGCACCAGCGACTGGAACGACCAAGGTGCCCTGAGCAGCAGCGACGTTCATCACGGCGACGTTGATGTCGGAAGCCAGCTTTTGCTTAGCAGACTGACCCAAACGGCCTTCTTGCAGAGCGTCACGCAATTCCAGCGTGGTCATAGTCCAAGGCACAGTCTTGCTGAAACCCAGAGTGGCGGGGACAGCCAACTGAGTCATGTTCTGGTAACCGGGGATCGGAGTGCCGGGAGTGCTGTTGATCGACTGAGCGATGTAAGGCTGTGGACGCCAGATGGTGTTGCGTGCACGCTCCATCATGGTCGAGTCAGTGTTATAAATACTGACGTTACGAGAAAGCACCAAAGCGTCTTGGAAACCTTCGAGGAGATCTTCGAACGCGACGCGTTCTTCTTTACTAAATGCGTTTGCCATGATTGGCTCCTTTTGAATGAGAAAATGGTTTAGGGATTAACCCCACTGATTTGCTCACCCAATTGGAGCCGGGCGGTAGCTCTGAATCTGTCATCTGCCGATATAGGGTTGGCGATACCACTTCAGACGAATTCTACACTACCGCACCGGGTCTGTCAATCACCCTGGCTTTTTCTTCTGCTGCTTATACTTCAAAACCTTGGTGTAATCACCAGTCTTTTCGGCTTCAGTACGCAGACGATCGAGGGTGGAATCCACCGCACCCGAGACACGGCCAGTGCCGGAAACGGTTTTCGGCGGAGGAGGTGGGGATTTACGATTAGTGACTTTCAATTGGGTCTCCAGTTTACCAACAGCAACAGCGAAACGAACAGGATCAGTGATCCCGGCCAGTTCAGTAGCCTTTTTGTGATTCTTACCAAGGGCATACACAACCAAGGCCGGATTTTCCAGTCCTTGAAGAATGATACCCTGTTGAGTGACGTTGAATCTGTCTTGGACATATGCCTCCGCATCTTCATAGTCTCGCACCTTCAGGTCAGCTTTCGCTTTACCGTAGGAGGTCAGCTTGTCTTGCCACGCCTTTTCAGCGTCATCTTGTGCCTTTTTGGATGCTTCAACCTGAGCATCGTGTCGGCGCTTGGTTTCGAACCACTCACCGAGTTTTTCTTCGTAGACGTCGGGATCGTAGTCGAAATCTTCGAGTTTGGGCTTCGCAGGAAGCGTTAAGGGTTTCACGGTTGGCACTACGCTAGCGTTAAGCTTGGCCTCCAACTCACGAATCTTCTTGTCCTTCTCGCGACTGGATTTGCGAAGCTCTTTTACCCACGATGGTGCGTGCTTTTGCTCCTCGTCCTCTTGGGTCAGGTCTTCACCGTCCATCGAAATGATGATCTGATCATCATCCTCTTCGCTCACTTCACCTTCTGCGCCCTCTTCGTTCTGTGAATCAGCCAACTCGTTCGAATCATCAGAATCCGAATTTTCATCCGCACCGGAACTCTCTTCATTTTCGACCAGATTTTCGACATCATCGATTACCTCGTCCGTGTCGGCGCTACCAATTTTAGCCATCTTCTTACTCCATCAAACTCACCCGTAAAAGCGGACGGGTGGTAACCGCATATCAGACGCCGGGTGGTTGCTCGACGTTCTGGATCAAGCCGCCGACTGCATTTGCGGCTTCGATTGCTTGCTGGCGCTCGTCGATATCGACACCAGCCAGTGTCTCGATTGTCTTAGCTTTTGTCAGCTCCGTGTCAGCGATCGTCTTCACAACATCGGCCCGAGCACGTGTGGCCTTGGCTGTCGCCTCGTCCGCTGCAGCCTTCAAGTAGACCGAATTCGGATCCTCTTTCGCGTTCGCTGCAGCTTCCATCATCTGCTGCGCTTCTTCGTCGGTAGGCTCTACCACGCCCATCTCAACCAACTGCTTACGGAAATACTCACGAGCGTCACGAAGACCTTCTCCCTCCATGTTCATCAGAGCGATAGCCTGAAGTACCTGCTGAGTCTTCTGATCGGTGGTGATAGCCATCATACCCGTCAGTGCCCTCACGATGGCCGCACGCTGGCTCGAGAACGATGGTCCGACATCGACCGTCACATCCAGATGGGCCTCGCTCAGATCGTTCTCCATGGCGATCTCACCAGTCTCTTTGTCCACCATTGGACGGAGCAATTCGACGGGGGTCACATCGCCTTGGGGGGAGACGGCTTTCATCTTGCGCTTCGGCTCGACGTAAATCTCCTTGGCCATCGACAACCAGATCTCACCGGAGCGACGAATTGCCTTGGCCATGTTCGACATGTAAATGAAAGTCTGCATGTCCAGACGCTGTTGGACCATCTCAACGGCTTTACCAGAAATGTTGCTGACGATCTTGTCGCCCTGCTCTTGGTTACCCAATACGTCACGGATATCTTGCTCCGACAACTGCAGCATCGCGGCCATGGCTGGGGGAATCGCTGGTGACTTGGTGTAAGCCACGGGACCGGACACTTGGGTTGCACCATCGGGACCAGTGATCGGGTTGATCAGCAGGTAGGGGTAATTCTTGAGGTTGTCCTCCGCCCACATGTTCTGGTGGCCAGCCACTTGCTCTGGAGTCAGGATTGGCTTTTCGACACTTGACAATGCCGCGATTTCACCCAACTTCGACATCTGCATGTTCTTGAGACGCTGTACGTCCTTGGCCAGTCGTACGTGGCCCGAGCAACGCTCAACGTTGTCGATGAACCAACGCTTGCCGTAGACCGGGACTACTGGAATGCACTTGCCAGCAATATACCCGTTGTCCTCAAGAATGCGAGATCCGCTCATGATGTACGAATGGACACGACGACGCTTCACACGCTTCACGCGAATTTCGAACGAACCGATAGCATTCATTTGGGCGTAGAATTCCTCGGTGAGTTCCTCCTTGCGGAATTTTTCTTCACTACCATCCACCGCCTTGAACACGTGGATCGAGTCATTGACTTCTTCGACGCGGTAGTATTCAGCCACGAACACAACATCGGGGGTAAGCCAGTCGAATTCATATTGGTGAATCTCTTTCGGCCAAGTCGATGGGTCATCATCGTAAGTTGCCTTGTACGCTGCGTGGGTCATGGAAGTGATCACGAAGCAGCGCTTTGCGTCGGCTTTGTCTTGACGCTTGGCCTCCAGATCGAAGAATACCGAGGAGTCGGCGTCGTAGATCGGCTCGATACGAATACGTTGCTGCTCGTTCTCGTCGTCCTCAGGGTCTTCATACTCGGGACGCAGACGCCAAGCACCGTAACCGCCACCGACCGCCTCTTCGAAGCCATTGTCGTACGCTTCTTCGGCCACCGAGTCTTGCTCGTCAGCGCGATATAATCCGGCACAGACATCGGCGGTACGATCGGATCTTGCGCCCTGCTTGCTCACGAAGCTGACCGCGATTCGGTTGTTCCGATACTCGGTGAATATTCGTTGTACGGCCAACGCGATCTTATTGATCTCGAAGCGTGGCTTGTTCTGGAACTGCTCCCCGAGCGGCCCCTCCCATTGAGCGCCAGCGATCGAATAGAATCGTCGGTCTTGGAGACATTGTAGTCGCTCGTCACGGAGAGCGGATTGGATATTGTCGAATTCTTCGAGCGCTTCTTGATGGATGTTTGTCAGCTGCTCTTCTCGGGTTAGTCGTGCCATGGTGTTTAGCCCCTTGCGTTCCAAAAATTGGTGGATGGAATAATGAGTGATGAAGTAAGAATCTGCGATTTCTGTGGTGCCACGATCGCGGGAAACAGTTCGGTAATTGCCCACACGAGAGCGTCAGCGCGGTTGGGTGAACGGTCGCCCACGTAGCCGTTTGTCGTAAACCCGGACAGTTCGTCCTCCAGATCCCGGAGGTAACCGACGTGGCGGACTTTGCCGTCCTCGTACAGCGCCGAGATCGGCTCCGCCCGGACCACTTTTCCACGGGTGGCTGTCACCTTGCGGTAGCTAACCCGTGCGTTTCGCTGAGCGGCAGCGGTACGGATAACGTGCTGGACCATCGCCCCGCCATAGTTCGCTTCCCCGACCACTGCGTCGGCTTCGTGTCGTATATACGCATCGACCGCTACTTTGCCCCATACTGCGGGACCAGCTTTCACGGTGAGGTCTTCCAGTACGTACGCGATTCCGTCAGTACCGAGACCCGCGATCACAATACCGATCGCATCCGCCTCAGTCCCCGAATCGTCACCAGATCCGGAGGGGTCGACGGCAACAATGACACGCACGAGGTCCGGGATATCGCCATCAATGACGCGCCACGTTTCGATTTTGTCGTCCGAGAACAGTGCGTTGGGGGTGCCATCGCTGAATTCGCCACGCAAGAAACGCTTCTGCAGTCGGGGAGAAAGCGACTGGAGGGTCTTGAGGTAGTTGGACGAGAGGTTCTGGAGGTTGTCCTCGGGGTTGATCCGGAACGATACGTAATTCTCGGGGTCGGGCAGGGGTTTCTTGGTCTCGGGGTCGACCTTCTGGATGAACAGTTTGTACGCCCAATGCACCTTGTCCGTGGGGTTCATGTCGTAGAACGCACGCGGGATCAGGTAATTACCGGGGGTGGTTTCGGCCAGCTGCGCGAGACGGGTGATGGCGATTGACTGCGAACCCGACGGGATCTGTGAACACTCGTTGAAGTAGATGGTCGCGTACTCTTGACCCAGAATCTTCTCGGTCCGCTCCTTGTCGTCCAAACCGCCAAACCAGATTTCGGATTCATTCGGGAGCGACACGAACCAGTCAGTCTTCGACAGCGAGTACACCACGCCGGGGAAGCACAGGTCCATCACCTTGGGGAACGTGTCCAGAATGATCGACGCTTTGATGTGGTTGAAACGGTAACGCAGGATCGCGTGTCGGGATTTTCGCGCTTTAAGCGCTCGAAGCACCACATTACGAACGAGGAGAAACGTCTTGCCGGAGCGGGAGCCACCGAAAAGCATCTCGTGAGTGGCTGGCCCTGAAAGGAGCGCCATCGCCTCTTCTTGACGATCCGTGAGTTTGAATTCGCTCATATGTTCACGTCGTACTTGGAGACTAGGTTAATCTGGATATTCGTTGGACCGCCCTTGTTCTGAGCGCCGTGCTCGAACTTGTCGTAAAGTCCCGTTACCTCACCCCGAGTCCGCTCTGCTTGAAGTGCTACCTTCAACTGGCCCTGCACCTTCGCCATGTCCCGGATCTGCGCCAACTCCTGCACATGGGAACCGAGCGAGACCAACGCCGCCTCTTTGATCGTAGTCGATAACTCTTGGATCCGGTATTGTACCTGTGGAAGCGCAAGTAGAGCTTGACCACGGGCGGTCGGAGCCTTGACATCATCACCAAACACGGAACGGTAGGCCGCCGCGAGGTTGCCCCCGTATTCAATCACGGCCAGCGCGAAGGAGTCCTCGTCGACCGAGAGAGGAGGTAAGGCAGGTTCTTCGGGGGTGTTTTTTTCCGGAGAAATATCGACCACCTGCGGAACTGCAACGACGAGAGGTGCGTCTTCGATGACCATAGGTATATCCACGAACGAAGGCTCGTAAGTCTGTGTTGGGAAATTCTCGGTTGGGTCGTCCATGCGGTGAGTATACCACAGCGAAAACCGGGCGTCAAATGACGGAGAGCACGCACGAAGGTAAGGCATATCCTCAATATTTTCTAGCGTAGAACGACCCCCCGTGCCAGTCTTTGAGTCAGAGGTCTTTCGAGGGGTGCCCCCCGCCGTATACCAACCCAGCCAAGCACTTCAGCGCTCCGACCGCGAATCGCGAAGCATGAATGCACGCGCCGGAATGCGTGAAGCACGGGCCGCGAATGGGGCCACGCCACCTCCGAGCAGATGCCCTCCGCTAGATCATGGCCGTGCACGGCTGTCAATCCCTTCGGCGACAGATGGGGACGCTTAGACCCCCCGCCACAGGGGGATACCCCCTCCACCACTCCACCCCCCTCCAGGTCTCCGTCCATGAGGTCTCGTCACGCCCACACGCCCCCCGCCTAGACCCCCCGCCTCTCCTCCTCCTCCCCGCTATCCCTCCATTAAAAAAAGAGATGGAGGGGGTGGAGTGGGTATACGGTCCCGAGGGAGAGACCCCCTCTGCCCCCATAGAGGGCCACTGGAGGAGGTCTGCGAGTGGCTCACGAGTAAGGCAGGATATTCGACTATCGATTCAGGCAGGTCCATAGTCTCAGACTATCGGCACGGCTGGAGGGGGGTGGAGCGGTCCGCGATCTGCTGTCTGTCCTCCTAGTGTGGTGTCGCTACAACATTCGGCCCCGCCTTGCTTCACGTGAAACACCGCTCCCGCCCCTCGACTTGTGTGCTCAGAGCCTTTGTCGGAGCCGGTATTGACATAGCCGACGCATCTCGACCCCCCTTCCTTGCCCTCCGAGATACCTTCCTCGGCCTGTGTTCCACGAGGTGTTTCACGAAGTTGGCACGCCTTTTGCTACGTGAGCACGGGCGTGTTCCCATATTGATGGCGGTCCTCTCCCGGTCCTCTCCCGGTCCTCGGGTTTTGTTACACTTTGTTACACTTTGTTACACTTTGTTACACTTTGTTACAATTTCGTGCATTCGAGTACTTGCGCCACCCTTCTTGGCATGTTATAATACAGGTATGGATCGAGGCAAGGGGCTGAGATCCTCAATAGCCGATGGGAGCACGACATGAACCAGACCACCGACCGCGACGCGATCAACCCCCAAGCCCTCGCTGAGGCCATCACTGTGTGGCGCTGCGATCGTAGCGACGAGGCGGACATCGCCCTCGAAGCCGTTTTGCTGGAGCAGGGTATCATCACCCCCGACGAGGCCATCGAGCAGATCGAAGCGGTTCGCAATGGCAGCAGCGAGATCATCGGCCTATTCATCCGCCTCGAAAGCGACGAGATGTTCACCATCGATCGCGACGGCCAAGTCCACGCAGCCTAATCCCTATGTAGCACGGGCGACAGCAGACCAGCCAAGCCCGTGCTACAATAGAATCTCAATCAATCAATAGTCCACAGGAGTTCCATCATGACGCGCACCACCAAAGCCAAGACAGCAGCCACCTTCGAAGTCCTCGCCGATTCCGTGCCCGAGACCGCGAAGCGCACACGCAAGACCCGCCAGCCCGTGAAGGCGCTGAACAAATCCGCCGAAGTAGTGGCCGCTAACGCCAAGGCGGAGCGAGACCGCAAAATCGCCAGCAAGAAGGCGCTCAAAGCCGCCACGACCCCAAAAGTCGTCAAGCCCTCCAAGCCCGAGCCGATCGCGAAGACTGCAGACGCGAAAGCCGCTGAGCATGCCGCCTACGTCGCCGCCCTCCGGATCGATGCCGAAGCCCTCGGGGTGGACCCCGATACCTACATCGCGGAGCAGCTGGCCGAAAGCCCCAAATCCGGCTACGTCGGCCCGATGCTGGCCCTCCGTACAGCCGTGAAGAAGTACGTCAAAGCCGCGAACGGCCAACCCTGCTGTGGCGACGATCTGGCCGAAATCTGTGGTGCCTACCCCCGCGAAGCGGTAGTGTCGGGCTTGATCACCGCCCTCGGACTGGCCGCGAACCCCTACGCCCATCTCAATCCCGGCCAGCAGTCGATGAACCTCCGCAACAAAGCACGGACCGCCCTGAAAAATGGCGTCGTGACCGCCGACCAGATCCGTGCCGCCCTTGCAGCCGCCTGAATACACCCAGCCCCCCGAGAGGGGGGTTCCACGTGAAACATCGAAAGCCCCAAATGACCAAGCCCAAGACCACCCTCCTCGACGTACTGGCCGCAATCGCGATCGGCCTCGCCCTCTGTGCCGCCCTGCTGCACTCCCTCGACGCCCTGTTTCACTGAAACGTCGAACCACAAATCTTTCACGAGAAAGCCCAAGCCATGACTAAACGCACCACCTACGAAGACCTCCAAGCCCAACTCGACCGCCTCAACACTGCCGGACGCCTCGCACGGCTCCCCGAATACCGACTCGAATCCGGGTACGAGGGCCGATTCAAGCTGGTTGATGTGAAAGGTCGGGGTGTCCTCGGAGCCTCGACCGGACTCGGGACCGCCTCGATACCGAAGCGCGAACTACTTCAACGGATGGAGGACTTCACCCACGGGATCGAAGCCGTCTACCTCGCTTCAAGGAGCTGAGCCATGCGAATCCCGCCTGAACTGCCGACCTACCTGCTCTGGTTTTATGGCGGTTACCTCGCCGGAGCCATGGCCGAACGATTTTTAATGTGAAACACAACCGAAGGAACCCTTATGAAAAGAGCCATAGCCCTCTATAACCTCGCAAAAAGCCTAGTCGATCAATGTATCGACGAACGCGGAGACCGAACCGACCTGATCGAATACGTGAGCGGCAAACGTCCAGCCCTCTCCAGCCTGAGCAACGCCGAAATCGCCGACCAACTCGAATTCGTCACGGGCGACGAGGACGTCCAAGTCACGGGCGGAAAAGCACCGGACGCAGTGCGCCCCATCGACCTGTCATTGAGCCGTCACGAGGCGATCCTGCTTTCAAGTCTAATCCTCGCCCGATCCGAGCCGCTGGCCGCTGGAATTACGAAGACCATCTACCCCGATACCGAAGCCGGACATTTCGCACGGTACTGCGATAATCGTTACCTGACCGAATTGCGGGAGATGGCCGACCGAATCGACGAGCGAATCCGCGAACTGGATGTTGTAAAGAAGCAACAATACGCACAGGAGGGGTTGACAGACCCCGACGACTGAGTTACAATAGAGGTGTCGGTAATGGAGCCGACACCAATAGTTCGATAGGAGCACCGAAAAATGACCGCAATCACCCAATACTCATTCGACCCGCTGGTCCACTACGACGCCGGAGTCGATTTTCAAGCGTCCAAGGCGAAAGCCCGAGCCGAACGCGATGCCCGTCTGCGTGAAATGCGCAAGGAAGGCGTGAACGCCAAAGGCTGGACCCTGACCGGACAACTCCGGAAATGGAGATCCTTCGGTAACGAGTGCGGCATGGTCCGGCCCGTCTACTACATCACAGTCTACCCGACCCCCTAATGACGAACCCCCAGCGGACCGCCGAATTACTCGCGTCAGCGGTCCGCATTTCGAAGTCCCGCGAGAACACATTCATTGTAGAACCTTGGAGAAACATCATGGCCCGTACCCCCGCTCCCAAAGCCCCCCGCCCAATCAAACAGCTTGGAGTGCCGAAGCACGCCCGACACGCGAAGATGCAAGCCGAAGCCGCGAAGCCCGAAACCCCCGTTGACTCGACCCCCTCCACTGCTGTACAATCGGGGTTCTCCGTTTTTAACCCAACCCCCGTGAAGGAAAGTATGATGAGCACAGCTGACGCAGAAAAAGCAACCAGCAAAGCGCTGGACGCCGAAGCCAAAGCCGCCGCAAAAGCACAGCGCGAAGCGGACAAGGCAGCAAAATTGAAAGCCGCCGAAGACGCGAAAGCCGCAAAGATCGCCGAACGCGAAGCCAAAGCCGCTGCAAAAGAGGCCGACAAGCTGGCGAAAGCCGAAGCCCGAGCCGCTGCAAAAGCCGAACGCGAAGCCAAGCTGGCCGAACTCGGTCCCCAAAGCAAGATGTCCGCCCTGCGTGACGCGAAGAAGAACTACGTGAAGTCGGCCACTGGTCAACTCCGCGCAAACGACGAATTGGCGCAAGCGCTGGACGCCGTGCCCCCGCTCAAGGTCGTGCCTCTGGCTATCGAACTGCTGCAGTTGCCCGAGAACCCCTATGGCCGCTTGAACGTGGGTCAGCAGTCGATGAACCTGCGTAACAAGTTGCGTGGCGCTCTGAATCGCAAAGTGTTGACCATCGAGCAGATCGTTGCCGCACGTGATGCTGGTGGCTACGCCCTGACCGCTGAAGAGTTGGCCGCTCGTGCACCCAAGCCACGCACCGCCAAAGCCGAAGCCGCTGAAGCTGTCGCGGCTTAATTGCCGCCGAGGACTGGCCCCCCTAAGGGGCCGCATAGCCCTATAGTTTATCGCTGGAGAATTGAAATGTTAGAATCATTCTGGTCTTGGGTCAAGCAAGTGTACGGCACTCCGAGCGCCGAAGCGCTGGCGCTGCGAGAGCTTGAAGAAGCGAAGCGCCGACTCCTTGAAGCCCAGACCGCCAAAGAATACGCCGACTCGATGTGTAAATACCGCGAGTCCCAAATCAAACGCCTCACCGCCTACCTGCGTGACGCCCACGAAGCCACCCCCATCCACATCCACCTTGGAGATATCAAATGAGCCATGGCCGCGAACACCTGATCATGAACCCCGCTGGAGTCTTCCAGTTCCGAGAGCTTGAAATGATGATCCTCGATCACCTGAAGGCCACCGGACAACTGAAGGCCACGCCCGACGAAGCGCACGCCCAACAAAACGCAATCGGACTTGGAAGTATGATGATCGACCTGATCATGGTCGCCGACAATCTCGGGCTTGACATCACCCAATGCCTCGCCACCGCCTACATTCACCGTACCGGAAAGGCACCAAAATGAACAAGCAAAAGTACATCATCGAGATCATCGAAGTCTCGGAATGCCCCGTCGAATGGGTTCAGAAGAGTGGCTGGCCGGGTCTGGGTATATATAAGGTCAAAGGAGAGAGTACCTCGATATATCACGTCCAAGAGCATGGTGTGAATTATATTTCTTTCCCAGACGCATTCATGGTGCAACCACACAAAGAGTCCGGTGAAGCCGTCAGTGAGTCTTTGCTTTTGAAGGCGATTACTGCTGCCAGCCGTGCGGAGACGCTGAAATGAACCACACGGAAGCCGAGTACATTAATGCCGGGTTCCACTACGAACGTGGTACGTGGAGCAGTTACACGATCATGAAAATGGTCGAGTCCGAGCGGGTCGAGGACCGAGCCGAAGCGCGACGATTGATCGAGCGTGGACGCCAAGAAGCACGGGAGAAGCAGAAATGATCGACACCTATTTCGACCGAGTGGATGCCGCCACTGGTTATAAGTCGACTCCTTCACGGCCAGTCCAAGAGGATCCCCGCTACTACAATGGTCAGCTATACGCGACGATGATCAACCGAAACGTTGCAGAAGCGAAAGATCGACTGGAGCGATTCATTGATTCACGTGTCGCGCACCATCGTTTCGAGATGTGGCCAGAGTGGAAGATGGCTAGACTCAGGGCGAAAGGTTTCGCATGATCGGCTGGGGTAACATTCCGCTCATGATCGAAGACACTCTCCGGTCTTGGGGTCCGATGACTGGACAAGAGATGGGCGAATTCCTCGACATCCCGGTCGACATCATTAACAAAACGCTTCGCCGAATGCGCCAGCCGTCGTTGCGGAAGAAGCCACTCGGAGAGCGTCGAGTCCACATCGTCGATTGGGCACCCGAAGCCGAAGGGCAGCGCGATTACCCTCGACCGATCTACGCTGTTGGCCATGGAGAGCACAAGAAGCGGCCACCGAAGAAGCACCGAAACGCAGTCGTTCGCGATTACAACCGATCGAAGAAGGCCAAGACCCGCATGAATTTTGTTTTTAACCTTGGAGGCTTGACATGACTCACCCACCCAACTACAGCAAAGCCGGACGTGACCAATTCCGACGAAAATGCGAGTGGTACACTGCCATGCGGAACGCCCTCTATTTTTATGGATGGGGGATGTACGAGCACGCCATGGAACAACAATTCGTGGCCTACGCTATCCGCGACGAAATCGAAGCGGCCACCCCGCTCGATGGCAAAGATTGGTTGTTCAGCAACTACCTTTACCGACTTGGAGAATGTGAATGAGCAAATACACTAGAATCATCAAAGGTGTCGAAGTCGATGTCTACGATGTTTTGCAAGCGTGGGAAGTCAAGAATCCGGCACTCCAACACCTGATCAAAAAGGCACTGCAGCCCGGAGCACGTGGGCATAAGACACTCGAAAACGACCTGACCGACATTCTAGTCTCCGCTCATCGAGCGATCGAACTGGAGGGATTCAAGTCAAGAAACATCGAGAAGCCCTACGACTGGTCACAACACGAGCCATCATGAATAAAATCACCATCAAGTTCGACCCAAAGACGCGACGCCTCGTGATGACCGTCCCGTTCTACTTGGCCGACGCCGCACGCGAATTTCCCTCGCGAAGATTCGAGCCGAAAACCAAGACGTGGCGATTGCCGCTCGTGAAGAGCAACATCCAGCACCTCTCCGAGGTTCGTCGGAAATTCGACTTCGACATCACACCGGACGCCCAAGCCGCGATCTCGGATTACGAGAAGCTGACAGCCGCACCGAAGAAAGTGCCGTTTCCACAGCACATCTACGACTTCACCAAGTCCGAGACTGGTTACAACCCGATGAAGCACCAAGTTAACATGCTTGACACCTCTTGGGGTCTCCGAGCGTCCGCTTGGTTCGCCAAGATGGGAACTGGAAAGACCTTCGCCACGATCCACCTCGCCTTCGCCCGATGGGTCGCCGGAGAGATCGACGCCGTTGTTATCGTTTGCCCCTCCACCCTCCGCTCCGTGTGGCGCAAAGAATTCGCCAAGTTCGCCACCGGACCCTACGAGTTCCGATCCCACGAGCAGCGCGCCAGCGGGTACGACGAGTACTGTCGAGATACTCCCCGTGACCGTCTGCAGGTTCTGGCCGTGTCGGTCGAGGGTTTGGGCATCTCCGCTGGTCTCTACGATTCAGTCTGCCAGTTCTACGCCCACCGTAAACGCATCTTCACAGTCTGCGACGAGTCCAGTCGAATCAAGAACCCGGACGCCAAACGCACCGAGCGGACCATCGAGCTTGGACGGGTCTCCGATTACCGCCTCATTCTCAACGGCACTCCGATCGCCCTCGGTATTCAAGACCTCTGGAGCCAATTCGAGTTCCTTGACCCGAACATTATCGGGATGGGCGATTATTGGGCATTCAAGACCCGCTACATTGTAAAAGGCGGTTACGAGAATAAACAGATCGTTGGATTTCAGAACGTCGACGAGTTGATGAACATGGTTGCCCCCTACACGGCAGTTGTCGGCAAAGAGGTATTGGACCTGCCGCCCAAGGTGATGACCGAGCGATTCATCGAGATCACTCCCGAGCAAAAGAAGCTGCTGAAACTCATAACCAAAGGAACAAGCCCGGATCCGAACGCTCCGTATATCAAAGCCGAGAATGTGCTCGAAAAAGTGTTGCGTGCGAGACAGATCGTCGGTGGGTGGCTACCGAAAGGCAAAATCACGATGGCTGAGGTAGAAGGGCAGATGATCGAAACGGTAACGACCGAACTGGTCCCGCTCGACAAGAACCCGAAGCTCGACGGACTGCTTGAGTTGATCGAAGACAACTACGTCGGCTCGAAATTCATCATCTGGTCCACTTTCGTACACGAGATCGAAGCAATCCGGGATGTGTTGAGCAAGAAGTACAGCTCCACGCAAGTCGAATGCTACTATGGCGGTACGGCGATGGAAGACCGCTCCCGCATTGAGGATCGCTACTGTAAAGATCCGGGTCTCCGCTTCTTCATTGGTCACCCGACCGCTGCTGGCTTGGGATTGACCCTGATCTCGGGCGAGAACGACGTGATGGTCTATTATTCCGGGACGAACGCTTACATCGACCGAGCACAATCGGAAGATCGCGCCCACCGAATTGGCCAGAAGAACACGGTAACAATCGTGGACCTGATCGCTGAGAAGACTGTGGACGAAGTGATTGTTGAGTCGATTCGCGGAAAGATGGACATCGAAACGTTTGTGACGACGAAGATCCGGGATGGCGGTAACATCACCGACCTGCTCGTCAGGGACTAGACACGGGTGCAGGAGTCTGGTACAATAGAGGCACTCGATAGGACATAGGATTTTTGAAATGAGCAAAGTTTGGATCATCAAAGAACAGGTTATCCGTGGCGACACGGGACCGATTGTGATGGATTACTCAGCCGCCATGCAGTTTGGCGAGTTGCAGTTCATCACAAGCCACGACATGCCCATGTACGGAAAATCGAGCGTACTGGACATGTGGAACGAAGACGTAAAACGCTTTGTGGACGAGTACGACGAGTACGCGGACTACATTGTGACCACTGGTCAACCGACCGCCATTTTCGGTATCGGATGGGCTTTGGGTGTTGCTGAAAAAACCCCTCGATTCCTTGTGTGGCGTCGGGAAGAGGGTAGGTATCGTGTCGTTAATTTTGACGCCGCGACTTTTGTTGACGCTTGACATAGGAAATAGTAAAATGAGCATGGACGATCTCCGTAGCCAATGTGCACGAATGAAAGAACTGCAGGGTCAGAAAGACAAGCTGGAGACAGAGCTTTCTGATATTAACAAGGAGCTGGACGTTATCCGCACCAAAAAGATACCCGAATTGATGGAGTCGATGGAGTTGCGCAACGTGACCATCGAAGGTCTTGGGCGGGTTCAATTGGCAGCTGACATTTACGCCTCGACGCGTGAGGGTCAGAAAGAAGCGGCTATGACTTGGCTCCGTGATTGTGGTTACGACAACATGATCACCGAGACTTACAACGCCTCCAGCATTAAAGCCCTGTTCCGACGCCTCATGGCCGATGGAGCAGACATCCCAGACGACATCTTCAACGTACAGCCCTTTCTGCGTGCATCTATTGTGAAAGCTTAAATCATGATACCATTGACAATTGCCCAAAAAATGTATTTGTACTTGTTCAAAGTACCTGACACCAACGTGTTGTTTGGTCACAAGCTCGGTAAATCCGAGTCAAACACCAAGAGCGGTCCGGGTCGCAAGCACAAACAAGGTCCAAAGACGTCTAACCAGCGTTAATCGAATTCTGTCCACGTGGATCGGGGTACACCGGACGGATTTTTCAACCACCCCTGTTTTTAGGAAATCAAAATGGCTACCACCAAGAAGACTGAAGTTGCAGTGAAAGAAGAAGGCGCATTGGCATTCGCACAAGAGTTGCCCTCGTACATGAGCCAAGGCACAGCCCGTGGCTCCGAAGAGGTGAAAGCCTCCGACATCGTTCTGCCCCGACTGGAGATTGTGCAAGCATTGTCCCCCATCAAGGAAACGAACGAAGACGCTCGTGAGGGCCATCTGTTCAACTCCGTTACTCAAGAGGTGCTCGGTGAGCTGATCTATTTCGTCCCCGTCTATTACCGCATGGAATATCTGGTCTGGAAAGATCAAGACCAAGGTGGTGGCTTCTTCGGCTCATTCAACAGCCAGAAAGAAGCGGACGAGCGCAAAGCCCAAGCTGTCTCCGAAGGCGAGAACCCCGAGCACATCGAAATCGTCGACACCCCTGTCCAATACGGTCTCCGGATCGCTGAGGGTGGTGACATCGAGCAGATCGTGATTTCCATGGCCAAGACCAAATCCAAGGTCTCGCGCAAGTGGAACGCCATGATCCAGATCGCTGGTGGTGACCGTTTCAGCCGTGTCTACAAGATCGCCACGTTCCGCGACGAGAACAAGAAGGGCCAAAAGTTCTTCAACTATGTCGTGCAGCCCGCTGGTTACACCCCAGAGCGTGTTTATCACGAAGCCGAGAAGATGTACAACGTGCTCAAGACGCAGGATTTCCGCGTTGCCCACGAGACTGTCTTTGAAGCTGATGGATCCGACCACCCCGCGACTGCCGAGCGTGGTGAACTGTAAACCCTTTCCCTCCCCCCTCGCAGTTGCCGCTTAGAGGGTTTTGCCCCCTTACCGAAAGGTGAGGGGGTTTTTCAGATGATAGACGAATAGCATGTTCCCAAGAATCGACCCCAAGACGCCTATCGGTTTCGACTACGAGACCAGCGGCCTCCAATATTGGCAACCCGATTTCCGGGTTGTCGGCGTATCAGTCGCCACCCCCGACGCCCAAGGATGGTATTGGGATCTCCGCGAGACCCCCCAAGCCGTCCAATGGCTCCACGACCTTCTTGCCGACCGAGTGGTTGTCGCCCACAATGCCCAATTCGAAGTTCAGTGCACCCGAGTTCTCGGTATCGATCCCCGAAAGGTCAACTGGTACTGTACTATGGTCGGCCAATGCCTGATCAATGAACACCTGTTATCCTATTCGCTATCCAACGTGGCGAAGCACAACGGAATCGAGACGCGTAAAGAAGAGCACCTCGAAAACATTCGCGCCACGATGGGTTGGAAGAACAGCGCCGAGGTGATGCAGCGATTCTCCGAGATCCCCGCTGCTGTTGCGGCTCCCTACGGCATTTCCGACTCGCTGGACGCGATCGCGATCTACGCCAAGCACGTGGCCGAGATCGAGCGCCAGAGTCTGCAAGAAGTGGTCCGCCTCGAAATGGATCTGCTCCCGGTACTCGCCGACATGTCGTGGCACGGTGTTCGGGTCGATCTTGAAGCCGCTCATGCCGCCATCCCCAAGCTGGACGAGAAAGAGCAGCAGCTCCAGAAAGAAGTGGACGAGATGGTCGGATCGCCGTTCAATGTCAACTCCAGTCCCAAGATCCGCGAATTCTTCAAGCCCGAACCAGTCAGCCGCTTTCAATGGAAGTTGATCGACGGTACGCTCGTGGGACCGACCAAAGGCGGAAAAGGCCCATCGCTCGACCAGAACGCTATGCGGGAGATGAAACACCCGTTGGCCAAGAAAATACTAGACCTGCGCAAGACGATTAAACTGCGTGACACGTTCATTCGTGGCCACGTGATCGGAAGCGCCGACCAAGACGGATATGTCCACACAAGTTTTAACCAGACCCGCAACGACGCGGACGCCGGAACAGTCACCGGACGACTCTCTTCAACAGACCCAGCGTTGCAGCAAATCACCAAGCGGGACAAGGACAATGCCGCCATCCTCCGTGCCATGTTCCTCCCCGACGCCGATCATCTCTGGATGTGTGCCGACTACTCACAAGTCGATTTCCGTTGTGGAGCGCATCTTCAGAACGACCCGAACGTACTGGCAGCTTACCGAGAAAACCCCCAACTCGACTACCACCAAGTCGTGTCGGAAATGACCGGAATTCCCCGCAACCCACCGTACGCTGGAGCGCCGAACACGAAGCAGGTGAACCTCGGGCTGTCCTTTGGTGCTGGCCAAGGAAAGCTGGCTTTCATGATGGGCATGCCGTTTCAGGTGCGGGAGTTCAAGGGCAAGATGCAGTATCTACCCGGACCCGAAGCGACAGCGATTTTCGAGCTTTATCATAAGAAGCTCCCAGCAGTTAAGGAATTCATGAAGCGTGCCGAGAACGTGGCAAAAGAGACAGGGTATGTCAAGACCCAGATCGGGCGACGCCTCCGCTTTCCACATGGCCAAGGCGCACACAAGGCAGCGGGACTGCTTTATCAAGCCTACGCTGCGGATCTCCATAAAGCCGGATTGGTGCTCACCGATCGGGCGATTCGAGCAGGAAATTTACCGGCACGATTGATGCTGTCGGTACACGACGAGATTGGCGTGTCGATGCCGCGAGATGACTCTGTGCGGGACGAAATCGTCAGACAATACACCTACTTCAACGCTGACGACTCGCCGATCAAGATGAGAGTCCCGATCGCGGCCAGCGCTGATTATGGTGTTAACTGGTACGAAGCAAGTAAAAACTGAAAGGAAGATAGAAATGACACACAAAGTCGATATGGTTCTGGATTTCCAGTACGGAAGCACCGGAAAAGGTCTGATTGCTGGCTACTTGGCCAAGCGAGAAAATTACGATACCGCCATCTGTGCTTTCGCCACAAATGCGGGTCACACGTACATTGACGCAGAACGCGGCATTCACGTGATGACGCAACAGCTCCCGACGGCCATCACAAGCCCCACAGTGCGCAACATCCTAATCGGTCCCGGCTCCGCGATTCATCTGGAGACACTAAAGGAGGAGATCGCTCGGTATTCCCAATATTTGGAAGGCAAGAAGGTCTTGATTCACCCTCATGCTGCTGTCGTGGAAGATTACCATGCCGAGTTCGAAATGTCGGATGGCCGCACCAAGATGGGATCAACTGCAAAAGGCGTGGGCGAAGCCTATATCGAGCGGATTCGACGGAACCCTGAAAATCCGAACACTATCGGTCGACGGGTCTCGACAGACGACGCTCTCCGTGGTATGATCGCCACTCCAGAGGAGTACCGCGACGCCCTCGCTGCTGCTGAATCAGTGATCGTTGAGGGTGCTCAGGGTTTCTCCCTGTCGATGTACCATGGCCAATATCCGTACACGACATCACGGGACGTGACGCCATGGCAGGTAGCAGCAGATTGCGGACTCCCCTATAAATGGGCGTCCTACATCAAAGTTATCGGTACATTGCGGACATTCCCGATCCGGGTTAGCAACCGTGACGGATCTTCTGGTCCTCATTACCCTGACCAAGTGGAGTTGAAATGGGAAGACATCGGGCTGAACGCGGAATTGACAACGGTGACCAAGCTGCCCCGACGCATCTTTTCATTCAGCCAAACCCAGCTGCAGGAAGCGCTCTGGCATTGTGGCGGTTATTGGGACACTCGACTGTTCCTCAACTTTGCCAACTACGTGACCGACAAGCAGTTGCTTGACGAGATGATCGCGATGATTGAGTCCCCGACAAAGATGAACATGAACAACGCCAAAGTGGCTTGGATCGGCAACGGTCCCGATGATAAGGATGTGGTGGCACGATGAACCAGCTTGAACTACAACTCGACATGACAGTCGCGGAATTGGACCGGGAGAACCGCCTTCTTCGCGCCCGTAACGACCGCCTGTCCAGCGAGAAGCCATTCGATATCGACGTTTTGGCCGAAGAGGTAACGAGATGGGCGAATCAGGCGTTCCCGAACCGCACTGATGCTAGCATGTTCCTAAAGATGTATGAGGAAATCGGTGAGGTCATTCGCTCCGGTGGTGACCGACTGGAGGTCGCCGACCTCTTTATCCTGATCCTCGACTACGCGAAACGCAAGAATATTGTTCTGCGTGACGCCATTGGCGAGAAGCTGGAAATTAACCGTAACCGTGACTGGAAGCTGAATGCTGACGGCACAATGAGCCACAAGGACAAATGATCATGGACGATTTTCGCGTAGATACTGAGATTGAGGCTGGGATTGAGGCGGTGACCCGTTTCCAGTCAATCAAACGTTGGCATATGGTCGACACGACCCGCACACAGTCGATCGCAGAGCATTCAGCGAATGTCGCGCTACTCGCGTATCATATCGCCATATTCGCTCCGGGAGTATACTTCGGTTCTGCTGCTGGTGTGCTGGCCCCGGCGCTGTTCCACGATTTGCCGGAAGTGTTCATGGGCGACATCCCGACCCACACGAAGAAATATCTGACTGGCGTCAAGGAATTGGAAGACCGACTGACCCCTACGGAGTTTAAGTACGAAGCCGCCGAAAACGTCCACCTGCTGATCAAGCTCTGCGATCTGGCCGATGGTATCCGATTCATCGAAAAGTATGGCGTTGATCGTGTCGCCATTTTCGCCATGGAGGGGTTACGTACTCAATTGAGGAATAAACTGCTCCAAGCCCGTGCAGCGTGGCCAGAGCATGTTTATGCGGTCGTCGACGAGAAGATCGCTGCGTATTTATTCCAATGAACCAGCGGGAACTAGCATTTCGGAAAGACCTGATCGCTCGTATGGGCGGTCGGTGGTACGCCGCGATTCATGTGGAGAATCATTTGAATCCCGGTGTCCCGGATCTGTCCTACGTTATGGTGGCTCCCGGTCACGAAACAGGATGGCTTGAGTTGAAAGCAACGACTCGGGCTATCAAACATAAAAATTTACAGCTCAAAGTAGAGCCGTCACAACATCAGTGGATGATCAAGTACGCACATCGCGTGCCGACACATTTTCTGATTAAAGTGTCGGATCATTATTACTTGGTGTCTGGAACGAAGCATACTCATTTGGCCGACGCGGTAACTGAGGCGGACCTGATCCGGATAGCGGCAGCAGTCTTCGACGAAGACAATCTGGTTCAAGGATTGACAACGACATTGTCGGGTCTCACCCGGAGGGATAGAAATGGATCTTAAACAATTATATGGGGACATAAAACCCGCGATCATGATCAAGAACGCTCTTGACCTGATTCACGAGCCGGGAGAAGTCTTTGAAATTCGAATCCCCAAGACAAAAGCCGGAACGCTGAGCGGATATTTCAACGACACGGGGAAAGCCGCCGTTATCATCGCCCGTGAGAACGGTAAACACCAAGGCGTCTACGCCACAGTTAACCCGGTAAAACCTTCGCTGCTGGCGCGAATGGAAAACATCATGGGGATTAGCCAGACGACCACAACGGATAGCGAGATCGAGCGCCGCCGCTGGTTCCTGCTGGACTTCGACCCCGTGCGCCCTACCGGGATCTCGTCAACGGACGGTGAAGTCGCAATGGCTCAAGACGCGGCTATCCGCACCTCCGAATGGCTGACCAGTATCGGATGGCCTGAGCCAATGCACGCTAGCAGCGGCAACGGCTGGCACTTGATGTACCGGATCGACGAGCCGAACGATGACGCGACAAAAATCGATATCGAGTTCGCCACGAAGATGTTGTCGTCCATCTTCACAGATGACAAAGTACAAGTGGACTCGGTGGTCCACAATGCGTCACGGATCTGGAAGATCTACGGCACAGTAAGCATGAAGGGATCCTCCACTGCTGAACGTCCACACCGAGTGGCAAAGCTGGAAAAAGTCCCCGAGAAATTCGAGTTGGTCTCTCGTGAGCAGATCGAGAATGTGGCTCGTGCTTTGCGAGACGCCAAGACCGACGAATACAAGGACATGTCCGGTGAATACATCACCGACATGGTGAAATGGCTGACCGAGCGTGGCCAGACCGTTATGAGCGGTCCCCGCCCGATGTTCGGTAATGAGGGTCAGAAATGGATCCTCTCGAAATGTCCTTTCGACCACAACCATTCCGGCCCAATGGTCGGTCTGGTTAATAATCGGCCAGTGTTTCGATGCCTCCACAACTCGTGCTCCTCCTACCGTTGGAAAGAGTACCGCGAGAAGATCGACCCGAATTTCAAAGACCCCGAGACCATCTTCGCTCGACTGCAAGAGTGGTGCGATGGTGACACCGAGAAGCCCGACGCTGAATTGCTCCAATCGGCCAGCGCTACTGGTAAGCAGCTGCAGAACATCATCAAGAAGCTGCAGAAAGTTAGCTCTCGCGCACGAGTCCACGCCCTCGAAGCATTTCTGAAAGAAGAGCGCCGCCGATTCCTGAAAGACACGATCGGCGAGAACAACGAAAAAGGCAACTTAGTCGGCCTGATCAACCGGACTCGCGCCATGCAAGAAGCTGGCGACATTCCGATGTATTGGATCGCCGACTATGACCACCGGATTCGTGCGGGAGCCGTTGGGGATGTGACAGCCGCCAAACATTCAGAGGCGGACGAGATCGGATTAATGGTTAAATACCACTCACTCGGTGATTCGTGGGTCAAGCAGACGCACACCGCTCAAGTGATCCGCTACCTTGCCGAATCTTATCGCGTCAACCCGCTTAAAGTATTCCTCAAAGCCAAACGCTGGGACGGTATCGAGCGGCTAGGTAACTGGTTGCCACACTATATGGGGACCAAGGACGACGACTACACCCGAGCCGTTGGCCGTAAATGGTGGATCTCCGCCGTTGCCCGAGCCATGGAACCCGGTTGCCAAGCCGACCATATGCTTATTATGGAAGGTCGACAGGGTGTCGGCAAATCCCGAGCCGCCCGTATAATCGGCGGATCGTTTTATACCGAATTCTCCGGCACTGTTCACGGCCACACCGCCATCAAAGATCTGGTCGCTACTATCTCCGGAAAGATCGTGGTCGAGATGTCTGAACTGGCGACAATGCGCCGTGCCGAGATCGAGTCGCTAAAGGCGATTTTGACCACCACCACCGACGATGTGCGGCTTTCTTATGAGCGTGACGTTAAATCCTACCCCCGCACCTGCGTGTTTATCGGCACGACGAACGAATTAGGTGGAAGCTATATTGCTGACGCCACTGGCGCACGCCGATTCTGGCCGATTGCGGTCGGAATGACTGGCCCCATTAAAGTGACATTGCTGGAGCAGGACGTCGACCAGTTATGGGCCGAAGCTGTGGAAGCCTACGAAAATGGTGAAGATTGGTACTCAGTCCCGGTAGATCTGGCCGCACAAGAACAGTACGACCGACAAATCACGATCGAAGACGCAGAGCCTTGGTATCCACGAATCCGCCAAGCACTGACAGACCCCGACAGTTTCGCCGAGGTGTTCACGGCAGTCGACGAATGGAAGAGTGGAGAAAAGACTGGAACGTTCGTAATCCGAGCCGCTCCCATCAGCACGATTCTCAGCGTTATCATCGGCCTCGACCCAGCCCGTCAAGCTGGTAGCGACGTGATCCGGGTGCGGAGGGTGCTGGAGACAATTGGGTTCAAGAAGACTCGCCCGTCAAAAGGATGGCACGGGTCGGCGTACGCATACGATCTGAAGCGGGAATCAGTGGAACACATCTGGCCAGCCATCACAGCCGCCAAGAACGCCACTAAATTCCCGAAACACGCAAAGAGTGAGGAATGATTATTTCGCTGCGCCGCGCACTTTTTCCCAGCTGCGGCCAGCGACGTAACCCGTCATAACCACCCCGAACAACGTCAATACGTCTTCAGGGATAGCGGTCAACCACAGCTTGAACCCATTGGTGAACGCTACAGCCGCTTCAGGCTTGAATACGGTGATCAGGCCCATTGGGATCGACCAGAGTAGCAGGATGTACACCACGTACAGGAAAGATGGCCTCGCCCGACTGGTCCACGGATCTGCTGATTGCGCTTCGGCGATGATCGCAGACAGTGACGCTTTCATCTCCTCCAACTCGCCCGATTGCTGCATTCGAAGTAGCTCCAGCTGAGCTTTCGCCTTTTCAGCCGGATCTGGGATCAACTTGTCGATGAGTTTGCCGCCGATTGAAAAAATACCGCCGAGTGTCACCGGGTCCATGATGGATATACCTTTCTGTCGAGTTCGAAGTGTGGTCCGTCTTTGAAGTTGCGCCAATCCCCACCCCAAACGATCGCCACGTTCAGCTCTTTTGCGGCTGTCTTCATCGCCGCCGCGATTTTATGATACAGTGGCCAACTCCAGTCGACTTGACTATCGACCCAAGCTCCGAGGTCTACCGCGTGTCCAGTGATGTGCCTCGAATTCATCGTCTGGCTGGCTCCCGATTCCAGCAGTGTTTTTTGCCGCTCCGGAGTCCGAAGACCTTCAAGGACTGTAAAATCCACTGTCGAGATTTCTATCGCCTGATCAACGACCCGGACTAGATCCGGATGCACACCTTCGAGCCGCATTTTAGATCTGGGTCCGAGCTTGAACATGATGTTTCCTATTTAGCAACGTAATGAATCACCACTGTTGGACGACCACGACCGTTGCGGCTCACAGTGCGTACAGCCTCAACGGGCAAACTAGATAGATATGTAAGAACTTCCTGCTTCGATAAGCCAACGGCATCAGCTAAATCTTTAACCGTTCTGGGGTTCTCACGAACCATCCGCATGATTTGTTCTTGTGTCATCTATCTACCCAAGACATCAAATAATTCCCTTGGACTTCAGCCAAAGATACAAGCCGACGGCGCACGCACCGACGAGATAGAAAAACTTCGAGACCACACTTTTACCTACTTCTTTGTAGACGTGGCTCGTGAGCTTCTCGATTGCCTTGTTAGCCGCCTTTTCAGCGATCTGCTCGATTTGTTCTTCAGTCAAGTTCGGTGGCGACATCCCACACTCCTACTTCAAATTACAAGCCCTGACCGGGCGTGACATAGACGGTGGTAGCGCCAGAAGCGAGGCCACTGAAGAAGGTGTCCTTGTTGAAACGAAGGATTTCGACAGCGCCCGGAACCAAAACGATGGCGTCTGAAGGCGTTCCAGCAACTGGAGCAACGGCAGCAGCTTGCGCCAGTGCAGCCGTCGAGCCTGTGCCCAAGAATACAGTGTTCGAGCCTACGTTTACGAAGCGATACTGGCCTGTGTTCTGTGGGCTAAACTTCTCATAGACCGGAGCCTGCACGCCTGCTGGTACAGTGCCAGCAGCTGCTATGGCAACTGTCTGGCCAAGTGGGACGAACGCGATTTGCGAATTAGTACTCATTTCAAACTCCTTGTGTAGCGATCGCTGCTTGGTACGCGGCCACGACTTTAGCAGTGTGCACGGCCTTACAGATAGCCTTCACACGCGCATCCTCGCTGCTGTAGTCAGCGCCCGGTACTATGGTGTGGCGGTGGAAGTTGCCGCTAATTTGCTTCCCATCTTCGATGGTGGTGGTCTTGATGCGAACTTGCACAACACCGTTTTCGAGAACTTCAATCAAATCGGCAAAGGTAATTTTTTCCAACATATCATTTCCTTGTTTCCAGCCACGGTATCCACCGCGGTATTAAGGTTTCCAGTTGTCCGAACTGGTACGGTTGATCAATTTGGCGCTATCAACGCCACGGTTTTTACAATATAACTACCTGATGCCATAGCCAATCGCAATAAGTTTCCGCCCGATAGAGTGTACGTCCTTGCGGCTGGTGATCCGTTTACAGTGGCAGTAACGACACGCGAAACGTAGCCGCCAAAGCACACCACAACCTCGTCGTAAAAAACATTGCTGCCTACGGAGCCAGTAACACCGATTTTCGCAAAACTCAATGTGTTTCCACCGCTGGTTGGGTTTCCGGCAAGGGAGTAGATTGTTGTTGCCGATGTGCCAACTATTACTTCTGGGTTTGCACCTATTACGGCCACAATGCTGTTGTACTGGTCTTGAAAATAACCATTGGTGATTTCGCCAGAGATGTAAGTTGCCAGCGATGCAACAGAGTTGTTCACTGAGTAAACTTTGCTGACTCCGTAAGTTCCTGGAACTGATGCGTCAAGATAAATATCACTGGCGCTTGACCCTTCGTAGTCACCGCCAATGATGGTAATGTTTCGGCAATCACTCATTTGAAACGCAGCTTGATTGCCGCCAGCATTTCCAGGGTTTTCAACAATGCAACCGTAAAAACCCAAACCCCAAGCGGCATTGATGCGGATGCCAGTGCATCGCACAGAGTAAAACTGCAAAGTGGTCAATACCAGTTGAGCAGCACCAAAATCGTCGCCGTTTATAACAATTCGGGAACAGTGAATGTCGTAAAACGACATACTTGACCCAGTTTTGCTTAAATAAATATGACTGTTGTCAGTTGGGCCACCGAAAAAAGACAAATTTCTGAACGAGCAAGCGTAAGTATTTTCCAACCATAACCCGACAGATCCGTTTGCACCCGTAGTTGTCATGGCTGACAGATCAAACTGCAACCCCTCGACACAAATGTCGGCCACGTTTTTTGCGGTGTCACCGTTAGTGTCAATGCTAAGAATGCGCGTGCAAGCAGCCGTGCCTTTTAAAACAGCGTTTTCACCAAAAAGCGTGATGCCGTTAACTGCTCCATTGTTGGAACTGTCCACGGGAACTATGCGCAACCCTGAGACTTTGTAAATGCCACGGGGGAAGTAGATTCCACCACCTGTGTCGGCAACAGTGGCTGGTGTGCCAGCAGGCAGCTTGAAAACATCAATGGCTGCTTGAATGGCTGCTGTGTCGTCTGCAACTCCATCACCAACAGCGCCAAAATCTTTCACGTTCAACGGCGCACCGTTGATCATCGAATAAGTTGCTTTTGTCAAACTCATATCGAATCCTTATGCGTTATAAGTAATGCTTGCAGCAATCAAATAACCAGTTCCACCTGGATATAAATTGTTGTATGTCAGCATTTGTATAGTGCTAGTGGTCAAAAAAGTCATTGCCACTTGAAGCCCAACAACCGCATACTCACGACCTGTGCCAGCATCAGATCGAGTTGTTGCTGCGTTAAACGGCACACCGCCAATCACCAAAGCGGCAGCGCCAGTGCCGTTGTTGGCGATAGAAATGTTCATGTTTAAAGTAACTTGTCGTCCGATTTTTGTGTAGTTCCCCGAGGCGCTGACGGTGGTAATTGAGCCAACAGCAGAAGTAACCGTAGGCGTCCAAGTACCTTCTTCATAGTCAGCCAGCAACTCGCTTGTGCCTGTACCCGGTGTGGCAGAAAAGTCGATGCCTTTTCCAGAGGTGCCGATTACCAGGTTCCCTGTTGAAAGCGTGACATCGCCAGGTAATGTAATGGGCGTCTGAATCTGGCTGGCGTTGATTGAGTTGGTAACTGCCTTGAGCATTTCGGTCTCCTTAAACCAAGAATTCGATCACCGAAGTGAGGGGTGGCGCTTCTGAGAATGTCACATTACCGCCAGCCAGTGTGTATGTGCTTTGATTCTGATAAACACCATTGATGTAAATAAGACTTGGCACGAATGGCACAGCAAAGACCGTTTCAACACCATCGCCTGTTTCATTGACGTACAAATTTCCAGCTGATCCTGGGAATGTGTTGCCATTCAGCGAGGTGTAGACCAAGCTGCCTTTGCTGTCCAGCACCTGGATGCTGTAGTCGCTGGCCACGTAGAAGCGAGACGGCGTACCCTGATATACTGGATAACCATTTAGCGTGCGGATCGGCAAAGCTGCTGGAATGGTCAAGGCCGAATCCCAATATACCAAGATGGGGTTGACTTGTGGGCTAAGGTTTACTGTACCGATCCAAATATAGCCGTTCTCCAATGGCTGGCCGTCGATATCAGCAAACGCTGGATATGGTGGTTGAACTTCAATCGCGGACATTATTCGGCCTCTTCAGGTTGTGGTGGTGTTCGAACTTGCTTTTCAGCAGCGAGAGTGGACATCAAGCGTTTCAGCAGTTCAGCTTCCTCAGCGCTGCCGGGACGGACTTGTGGGAATTTCATCAGCAGATTGCGAACCGCCGCTGATTCATAGAGTCGTGCAGCGCCGCCGACTGTGGCCATGCCCCCAGCAGTCGCTACAGCGCCGGGGAGACCCCCGCCGACCCCAGCGCCACCGATCCCGAGCATAGCATAGAAGTTCTGGATGCCACTCGGAGGGAGGGCTGCAGCTTCACCCGCACGCTTGGTACTGTTAAGAACCCGAGCGAGTCCTTGAACCCGCTTGAGGTCGTCCCCCGTGAAGAAGATATTAACCGATTTGCCGAGGTCGCGTACCTGATTCGCGAAGCGGTCAGGACTCACGTTGTCGATGCCACCCGCCTTTTCGACGGCACGAGCGATAATGGCAGAACGAGCGTTCGCACGGCCAGTGGAAGACAGGTTACGATAAAGCTGCGCCACTTCGCTGGGTTTACGACTGAAGAGCATATTATACACGACTTCAGGTGTCGCATCGCCACGCTTGAGCACCGATTCGAGAGCAGTTTTTTCCACATCTCCCATCATGTCGGCCAGACGAGCATTCGAAACTTTCCATTTCAGGAAATCGCGACGGTCGCCGTTAGCCTTGATGAAGTCGCCCATGTCGTCCACGAGCGGACGGTAAATCGAGGACACGGCTTTCTCGCCGATCGAGCGGACGGAACCAAGCTCAGGACTCTTGAATGCTTCACCCAGCTGTTTGCGGAGCGATTCGATACTACGAAGATCCTGATTCTGAACCGATGCTTTCCAGTCGCGAAGCACCTTAATCGCGGGTTCGAGTTGTGCGTTATTGAGCTTCGACAGATCGGCGATCTGGTCATCGATCGCTTTAAGCGTGCGGGGGAGGTCCACCGCTTTGCCCGACACGTCGTCGACCATGGTTTGAGCGAGTTGCCGCTTCTCAACTGCTGCTGTGTTTGCGTCTTCAATCGCGGACCGATATTCACCGATACGCTTTTGGAGGCGTTCAATACGTTGCTGTCCGGCCCATCCGAGGT